ACGTTGAGGTGAATTCGGCAGGATTGGCCGAGGTCATCAAGGATATGCACGGGGATGCCGGTCTAGTCGGTGCGCGTACCGTAGGCGGGGCAACCCTCACCTCGGACCTTGCAAGTTTGGCAGCGGAGATTGACTGGTCCAAATGGACTCCTGGACACCCCGACGCGGCCCTCAAGGTTGCCAACGGGCGACTCCGCGACGTTCTCGCCGGCCAGCACATTGACCTGCAAGGGATTGACAACACCACCCTTGACCGGATTGGTAACAAGATCGCTGAAGGATTGTCGAACGGTGACCCAGCGCGAGTCATCGCTAAGGCTATCAACGATGAAATTGGCGACCCTGCCCGATCTTTGATTATCGCCACCACGGAATCCAACCGCGCTTATTGCGCGTCGTCCATTGACAACATCCAAGAAGCTGGATTTTCCGGCTGGGATTGGATGACCTACGACGGTGCGTGTGAGGAATGTTTGGCCCAAGAAGAACAAAATCCCCACCAATACGGGGATGACTACCCGCCCGAACACCCCTCCTGCCGTTGTTGGCCTGCCCCAACTGCCGACGAATTACCTAGTTAATCCCTAACCACGGAGAAACAATGTCTCTTACCTACCTTTCTACCGACTCGTTCACGTACAAGCGTGACAAGGACGGTCACCTCATTGTCCGTGGCATCGCCTCGGACGACACCTTGGACCTTGACAAGCAATCCTGTGACCCTGATTGGTTGAAGTCCGCAATCCCCCAATGGGCGCGGATTGGCAACGTGCGAGAGATGCACGGTTCATCCGCAGTCGGGAAGGCTCTGTCCATCGCCCAAGAGGGTAAGGGGTGGGTGGTTGAAGCCAAGATTGTAGACAAGGCCGCTGCTGAAAAAATTGAGGAAGGTGTTTACACCGGATTCTCCATTGGTATCAAGAACGCGGTAGTGGACAAGAGTGCCACCGCCGCCACCAAAGCCCCTAACGGCATCATTAAGGGTGGGGAAATTGTGGAAATCTCGGTCGTTGATCGTCCGGCCAATCCTTCCTCGGTCCTTGAGGTCGTCAAGACGGTGAACGGTGAAGCCGTGTTCAGCGACATTGTGAAGAACGACCAAGAACTCACCATCTCCGAACTTCCCTACACGGACACCCCCGTTAATGAGGGCAATCTTCCGTGTCAGGTGTGCAACGGACTCGGCAAGACCTCCGACCTTGAGAACCCCAAGGAATGTGAGTGGTGCAAGGGAACGGGTGTAGACCCCCAGCCCTCAACCGATGGACCGTATCCGACCACGGGCCGACCGGACCCGAACGCTAACTACAACCCCGGCAACAAGTCCGTCGAGGGTGACGTTGAAAAGAAGGACTACTCCGACAAGGAACGCGCCGACCTCGCGGACAAAGGCCAAGCCCTGCCGGACGGTTCGTACCCGATTAAGAACGTGGCTGACTTGAAGAAAGCCATTCAAGACTTTGGACGCGCTAAAGACCCCGCGAAGGTCAAGGCTCACATCAAGGCTCGTGCCAAGGCACTCGGACGCGCCGACCTCATCCCCGACGAGTGGGAGAAGGCCGTGGACGCGGAAATCCTCAAGTGGGCCGAATCCTTGAACAAGGGCGCGGAGTCGGGTCAATGGTTGCACGACCCCAAGGACTTGGCCGCGATTCGCTCCGGTCTGGTTGAACTGTTGAAGGCCGAACTGGACGAGGTTGCCAGCGGTGACGACGAAGAATACTGCGACCTTGACCAACTGTTGTGCGCGTTAAATCTGTTTCTCGCGTGGTGGAAGGGTGAAGCCGAAGAAGGCGAAACCACCGCCCCGTTCCCATCTAACGAAAGTGATGACGTTATGGCCTTTACTGGACTCGGCGTTAGTGCCGACCTCATCAAGTCCGCGACCGCTGACGATGCCAGCGACGACGCGAAAGAAGAACTGCGCTCGGAGATTGTGAAATCCCTGGGCCTTGAAAGTGTGTTTGACCTGAAGGCAAAGCTGGCCGACGCTGAAGAAACCATCAAGGGTTTGACAGGGCGACTCGACACAGTAGAGCAAATGGCGGCACCCGGTGGACCGGCCAAGACCGGAACCCCCAAAGGTAGTACCAACACAAACCCCCAAATTGTGGCGAAGATGACCCAAGTGGACAAGTTTCTGCGACTTGCCGAAACGGTCACCGACCCCATTGAAGCCCGTGGCTTTCGTGCCGACGCTCAGCGATTGCTGAACGAAGTCCAAGCCGCCTCTAACTAAGGAATCTCAATGCCTTTTGCTCCCCCTTCCAAGGACATGATGTTCGAGGGCGATGCCGTTGAAAAGCGCGCAAAGTTCGCTGAACTGTCCGAAACCCTCGACCGCTGCCTAGAGAATGGCCTTCGTGCCAAGATGAGCGGTGACGTGGACTTCGCCCGTGGCGAAGGTATCGTCAAGACCGCTGGCGGTGTGAACCGTGACGCGACCGAGGCTATTCAGGCCACGCTTGCCAAGTCGCTGACTGGCGACCAGTTGGACGCTGTGACCTCGGCCCTCGCCTCGGCTGACATTGCCAAGACGAACGGTTGGACCCTTTCCAACCCGTTGAGCGTCGTTCCGTTCGGTTCTGAAGGTTTGGTCCCGTACAACCTCTCGCCCATCCTGCAGATGATCGTGCCGCGTGAGATGCCGTTGCGTAACTCGACCCCCCGTACCAAGGGTGTCGGTACTGCGCTGAACTTCCGTTCAATCACGGGTGTCTCCAACTCCGCTTCGGGTGGTGCTGCGAACCTCTCCACGTTCTTCACGTCGGCCAACACGACGCAAACCGTGGGTGGAATCAACTGGAACCGTCCTCCGGCCATCTCGTACGATGCCACGTCGTTCACCTTGGGTTACCAAGAGTCCGGTGTGTCTGACTACGTGACCATGCAGGCTGAGTACGCCGGTCAGGGTTACACGAGCCTCCGCTCGTTGTCGGCCCTCTCGACGCTGTGGGCCTCCATGCTCGGTGATGAGCGCAATATGCTCGGTGGTCAGGCTGCTGCGACCGTTATTACGGGTGCGACCGCGACCGCTGCGACGGACACAACGGTGACCGCTTCGGGTCTGCCGGGTGCGACCGCCACGGCTGTCTACGTGACGTTCACTTCGTCAATGGTTGCCGCCGGTTTCTCCGGTGAGTCACAGGCCATTACTTGCACCGGTACTCCGACGACCACGGCAGGACAGGGCATCAAGCTCACCGCCCTGACCAACGTTCCGGCCAACACCCTCGCCATCAACATCTACGTGAACTACTCCGGTACGTACTACAAGGGTACGACCCCGTTCACGATTGCTGGTGCGTACGGTGTGGGTGCGTCACCGCTGACGTTCTCGACTGTCTCGGCCCTTCCCTCGACCTCTGCGGACAATGGTTCGTACGCGGTTCAGGGTGGCGTTGCGGTCGGTTACGACGGCTTCTTGTCGGTCCTGACCAACGCGAGCCTCACCGGTTACCACTCAAGCGTGAACGCTGCCCTCAGCACCACAAGCCCCACGGTGGAATTCCAGACCGCTTTCCAGTCGCTCTACACGAGCATTGCTGCGCGTCCGGAAACGATCTACACGACCCCGAGCATCCGCGTGGCAATTGCCAAGTCGCTGCAGTCGGCGGGTGGTTCGGCCACTGGTTTCCGTGTGAACTACGAAGGTGGTACGGACGGAATTGCGGTCGGTAACTTCGTGACCGGTGTGGTCAATGAAGCAACGGGTGACATGGTGAACCTTGAGGTACACCGTTACATGCCTGCCGGTACTGCCATGATCGTCTCCAACCATGTTCCGTGGGCCGACTCCGGCATCACGAACTGTTGGGAAGTCAATGGCGTTGTGGACACGGTCATCCTTGAATGGCCGCAGACGGACCTGAACTACTCGATGAGCTCGTACTCGTACAACGTTCTCGCGTACAAGGCTCCGGCCCTGTCGGGTGTCCTCACCAACATCAACAACTAGTTGATGGGTAGTCGCTAGACCGGACCTCCTCAGTCCTAACGGTCTAGCCAACGTGGGTTGAGTGGCGTGGGGTTTGTTCC